AACGGCGTATCAAACGCTGTGGCTTTAGGTCCTCTCTCTTCGTGTTGCTGAATCAACTCTAGTAAGAGTGAATCGGTTACTGTTGGCGCTACTGGATTTTTCCAAGTCATAACGCCTCCTTTCTGTTATGCAGATAACTATACAGCATGGCTGTAACAAAAGCAAGGACGGGAGGCGGGGGCGGGAGAGAGGATACCAGCCCCCCGCCTCAACCGTCGGTAGGAGGAAAGGTGTCTCCTACGATTTAGAGTCTAGCATACATTTGTGGCTGTCATGTGCCTTGGCGATTTTTTCTGACAGCTTGCTCCCGTAAGGGGTTTCTACTAGACGGCCTTTGTGAATTTGAACGGTAGAGCCACACCATTCACAGCGATAAAAGAGTTGCATTACAAAAGAGGATACTTCTTCTCCATGAACCTGTCCAATGAAATTCCTTCATAACGTCGGCATAAGTAATCCAGAGATACAAACATGGGGTCGTACGAACCGTCCCGTACTTCGTGCTTGACGATAATTCCTCGCCAGTGAGCGTTTCCTTGCGGACCCTTGTAGTCTTCGTCGTGTAAATAGCAACTACCGGCAACAAGGGCGTGTTGTGATTTGCCAGCCACAAAGCGAATGGAATACATTAAAGTCTGCTGGTGTCCCATAGTAAATGAGTGTCCAATAGTCTTTAATCGTGATTCTGTGTTTCCGCCAAATGGCTTGCCGGTCATGGGGTTGTAGAAAAAGTGCGAATACGCCACTCCGTCTAGCCAAAGAACTTCCTTAAACGGAGTTACGTCCCACCCGCTACGTTCGTAGTCAAGGTGGTCGGTGGAAACTACTCCCTCCAGTTGTGCGTCCATTTCAACGACTCTGTTAATTCGGTCTTCGTGGTTTCCGAGTAGTATGTATCGCTCCGGCTTCCATTGTGCATGGTGAGTGCGGAGGCGTGTCTTATTAAGGTCAACGATTGCTTGGTTAAGAATTGCCCAAGCTCTATTAGCTTCTTCAATGTCGGCTTGATAACGTCGTCCTTCCATACTTCTTTTGCCCTTGTCATACATTGACAGTGAGGGCATGTCGGCGTGGTCGCCAAGGTGAATAATCTTAACTGGTTTGTCGCGGAATTCATCTACAATATATTGACCAATCCATTTCAGGTGGTCGGTGGGTACACCAAGCTTTGCTTGTGTGTCTGGAATAACTACGTGGGTAACTGCGGTGGGTTTCATGCAACCTCCTCGGTTGCACACATTCTACTTTGTAAAACCAATCGCCTGTGCGATATCTGACGGAGTTACTGTATATAAATCAGGCCATTTTTGAGCTGGTTTAAACCCTGCAAACCACAAAGACCCAGCTACCAAACCGGAGCAAATCCAGGTCTTTGACTTGCGAAGACAGATAGCCGCCGGAAGGTACATATCAAGGGCGCAGGAAAGAATGGTTAGGAACCCATAAGAATCCCCCACCTGGCTACGGGCAAAGTCAAGGAACTTTTCACGGTCTACTTCTTCCGGCAAACCAATGATTTCAAATTCCCCGCCTGGAGCGACAGAATACAAAGTGCGCCCGTCAGTGACTCCCTTGGCTTCTGCCTGAATGATAAACCATTCGGTCCCCACTTGGTAGTTAAGAACAGCCACGTGATTCCATTTGGCATTACGGCGTCCTTTAGCGTGCCTTTCGGCAAATCGGATAGCCTTAGCGATAATGCCCTTGGAATGGCAAAGAACAATGTCTCCGGCTTCTGGAGCTAGTGTACTCATAATTATTTACCTTTCTCTTTATTCCGTTGCTCCGGAACCTTCAATATAGCCCTTCACACGGGCTAGTTCCAAATCAACCTTTTGCAAAGCATTACGTAATTCCTTGGCGTCAAGGCGCAGTTCGTTAAGCGAACGCTCCACTCTGTCAAGTCCGTCCTTCATAGACGACCCCCCGTTATTACGGTACTGCGATTGAATCGAATCAATCTTTACGTTCAATTCTTTAACCCCTGATTTATCGGCGGCTAGTACAGCGAGTTTGTGAGTAATCCATTTACCCATTCCCCACGTTCCGGTTATTACAGAAGCAACGCCAATGAACACCCAAATCCAGGTATTTGCGTCGTTGATTCCAAAACTGCCAATCATTATGGGGCCGGAGTATGGACGGGGTTAACAGCAGTTGTGTTGAACCGAAGAAAGGTCTGGGGCTTGCGTCCGTCGAATCCGTGACCTGCTTGTGCAAGGTGAGTAGGCTTGTTGACCCACACGTAGCTGGGGTCGCCCGTCTGCCCGTGAGAAACAGTAAGAATGTCAAGACCTTGCACCTGAACAACAATTCCAGTGTGCCAACCAGTTCCAGGACCGTACACCACTACGTCACCAGGAACAACAACGTTAGCCACTATACGCTGACCGTGTGAAAGGAGTGTCCCCGTGTATCCGGTGTGGTTGTAATTCTTACCGTTGGGGTCTGCTGCGCCGGCCCAGTTATACCAAAGAGTTACTGCGGCGCTACAGTCGGCGGTAACGGGAAGGATTCCTGGTTTGCCGATACCGGACATACGTTGGTTTCCTTCGGAGTAAATAAAACGTGCTTTGTTAGCCACTGCCCAATGCGCCCAAGCGACAATGGTTCCACGAACGTCAACTGGTGCTGGAGTAGTCATTAGTTGATTCCAATCACTATAATAGACCTAGCCGAAGCGGTTCCTGGGCCACTGGTCGAAAGTTGAACTGTGTAAGATGCAGTAGTCGCCGCCAAAAACGTAAAACCAGTTATTTCTGCGTTAATACCAGCAGTAGCTGTAAGGTAGCTGGAGGCAAGTTGGGTGGTAGTGCTGTTAACGATTGCCGAAACAAGTACTTGACCTGCAATCATGCCGGAACTGGGTTGGGTGTATTGAGCGCGAGCCAAGATTAAATAGTTGTTGTATCCGCTAACTGTCAATACGGTAGTTGTGTCGGCGGCTGACCAAATCCTAGAAGCCGTCACCGTTTGTGGCAAAGCACCTGCAGACAAGTTGGCTGCGGGAAACGAACTATTCCAGGTGGGGGTGGCCGCAACACCGGCAGAGGTCAGGATAGTACCTGCGGCTCCGGAAGCAATTTTTGTCAACGTGTTAGCCGCGCTACCTACCAACAAATCCCCATTAGCCGCAATCTGCCCAAGTGATTGTGAAACAAGGGTGTTGGCTTCCTGGAGGTCAACGGCAGTAAGAACTGGGCGTACGGTGGCCCCAATAGAATGAGCTGCCGTAACCGAGGTGTCAACTCCCCGTACTACGCTAGTAAGCGTCACAGTTCCAAGGGTCCAGTTAATGCTTTGCGTAGGTACGTACACTTTTTCTTCGGCAATAGTTACGCCATAATCAAGAACAAGAAAAAATCCCCCTCCGCTTCCTAGGCCCGTCCAGCCAGTAAAAGGACCAGCCAAAATAAGGCTTGTGTCGCTAGTTCCTATGCCGGTAGTAAGGGAGGCGGGAATTGCTCCGCCAGTGTAAGTGTTTGGTGTATAGGGAGTTCTTGCCATGTGTATATATTACTTTCTAGTAGCTAGGGCGTTGGTTGAGGGTCATTCCGTTAATTGTTTTCATGGTCACGATAAGGTTTCCTCGGTATCCACCGTAGAAATTATCACGGCGTTCATAGGGAATCCACGTTAGAGAATGAATAACAACGTTTGCGGATAAAGGGCCTTCGAGATAGGAAATGATTGATTGTTCTCGGCGTAAAGTATCAAGATACAAGTATTCCAAGTAAGGGTCGTAGGTATAGTCAATACCATTAACGCTTACTACGTCGTAAAGTTGAATGACTTGGGTAATCATTGTTTCGGTTGCTATAGCCGGCAAAGCATAAATGGTGTAGCGGTTGAGCGTAGAGGAGGAATACGGACCCGTCAACTGCATTTGAACGTTAAAGTATTCGCCGTTCAATGCCGGATAAACGGGATAAATTCCAGAAGTTTGTGGAGCAATCTGAGTCATTTCCAAAGTAGAAACGGAGCCGTCGGTAGAAATGTACATAGATACATTGTTTTTTGACGGGTTGGTGTTGATGTGACCAAAGGTAACAATCTTGTTGTCGGGAATACCAAAAGTAATTCGTCCGGAATCAACCGTTCCGCTAGTGACTTGCAAATTATTGTTTTGAGTCCAAAGAGAATTTCCAGAACTTGCTTTTAGCGTCATTAGGGGGGCGTTGTTGATTGGGTCCCAGTCAAGAACAATGCCGGTTTGAACTCCGCTTGTCCAGGGAATCATTAAGTCCGACGCGTAAGCTGGGCTTAGGGTGTCAATGAAATTGGTGAGGTCCAATCTGCCCAAGCCGGTACTGGCTCCGTCGTAGTTGTTCCAGGAGAACCAAACAAAACGCCCGTTACCCGTTATACCAGTGACGGGGTAGGTGACTGGTTCCGCGACGGAGGGTAGGAGGGGGCCGGACGTTAGGTAGTTAGCGGAGGTCTGGAGGGAATTGGCTACTGTCGTGGTAAGACGAATACCAAGATTCGTACCAACTAAAAGGAAGTTGTACATACCGAATAACGCTGTTGGATATTCCCCAATACTCATAGGCAAAGCTACAACAGGGACGGAAAACGATTCCGATACGGCTGGGGTTCCAGGGGTGAATACTGTGTAATACACTGCGCCGTTGGCGTTGCTTGAACCACTGGAGGTATAACCACCAAGATAAACGGCTCCGCTACAAGAGCTAAAACTGCTCCACACCCAGTTTGGGTTAGGGTTGGTCCAGATTGGTTGATAAGCGTTAGAAGCATTAACGTATCCAATCAACGGACCGCAAGCAATAAACAAATGGTCTAATTGCCAGGAAATAGAAGTTATGCCGGAAGGAGAGGCGTTAGAAGGGGTTGAAGTAATGGACACCAAGGCTTGGTTG